TTTAAACAATATAAAACCAAATAAAGAATATTTTGAAGAACTATTTAGGGTTAGTAAAAACCAAATAATATTTGGTGGCAATTATTTTATAGATTATTTAAAACCAACACCCTGTTATATTGTTTGGAATAAAGAAACTACAGGTAATTGGGCAGATTGTGAAATGGCTTGGACATCATTTAAATCTCCTGCAAAAATATTTACATATAGATGGAATGGTATGTTACAAGAAGATATGAAAAACAAAGAAATCAAAATACACCCAACACAAAAACCTGTTAAATTATATAAATGGTTGTTACATAACTATTCTGAAAAAGGACAAAAGATCATTGACACCCATTTAGGTAGTGGAAGTATTGCTGTTGCAGCACACTATTTTGGTGTGGATCTTGTTGGGATTGAAATTGATCAAAAATATTATAATGATTCTAAATTAAGGATAGATGAGTTAACTAAGCAGGAAACTCTATTTTAAGGGGATAGATGAAATTTCACACAAAGTATATAAATAAAAACTTTAGCATCACTCTTTATCCCTATTATTATTAAGGAGAAATAAAATGAACAATGCACCAACACATAGAATACCAAAGAAAGTACCTACACATTGTGATGATTGTAATGTATTACTCACAAAAGATAATATGTCTAAGAGATTAGGTGTTATTAAAAAACATTGTAGGAAGTGTTTATCTAAGAAAGTGGCCAAGTATAATGAAAAAAGAAAAAAAGCATTAAAGGAGAGCAAATGGTTTTGAAAACAGAAAAAATATATCAAGGTAATTGTATAGAAGTATTAAAAGATTTTCCTGATGAATCTATTGATTGTGTAGTAACATCTCCTCCATATTGGGGATTAAGAGATTATGGTGTAGGTGAACAATTAGGACTTGAAGAAACACCTGAAGAATTTGTTGCTAATCTTGTTAAGGTATTTAGTGAGGTTAAAAGAGTATTAAAAAAAGAAGGAACGGTATGGCTTAATTTGGGGGATAGTTATGCAGGTAGTGTATCTAGGGCATCAAATAATGGAAGAGCAGGATATGGCAATAAAAGAGAAACGGTTACAAATAGAACAGGAAATAATTTAAAACCAAAAGATTTAGTTGGAATACCTTGGAGGGTTGCATTTGCATTACAATCAGATGGGTGGTATTTAAGACAAGATATTATATGGCATAAACCTAATCCAATGCCTGAATCAGTACAAGATAGATGTACTAAATCACACGAATATATATTCTTATTAACCAAATCAACTAAATATTTTTATGATGCAGATGCTATAAGAGAAAAAACAACAGATACATATAAGGGAAATAGGGGTGTACTTAAAAAAAGAAATAAGACACAAAGTGCTATGGGAAATAGGGTTTTTAATACAGAATATAGTGAGGGTTTAATGAGGAATAAAAGAACTGTATGGAAAACAAAATATGGAAGTGTTGAAAATGAATCTAAACATAGACAGGGTATGCACAAAGAAAGAGGTGAATCTATTGTAGTAACAAGAAAACAACTGCCTGAACAAAAAGAGTTTGTTGATTTTATAAGAGATAAATCTAATGCTAAAAACTTATCAGAAGATAGTGGTGTTAAATTATCTAAAGTAGAACATTGGTTTAGATATGATGAATCAGGTTTTGCATACCCTAGTATTGAAGATTGGAATATAATAAGGGAATATTTAGATGATTGGAGTGAAGAATTTAAAAACATAGATACAAAGATGACAGAACTTGAAACACATTTTGATTCTATTGATAATAATGAAAAAGGAAGAAATAAAAGAAGTGTATGGAGTATAACGACTAAACCATATAAAGAAGCACATTTTGCTACATATCCAATAGAGTTACCTACATATTGTATTAAAGCAGGTTGTCCTGAAGGTGGTATAGTTTTAGATCCATTCTTTGGTAGTGGAACAACAGGACTTGCTGCACAAGAACAATCAAGAAGATGGGTAGGGATAGAATTGAATCCTGAATATATAGAAATAGCACATAGAAGATTAGCACAAAAAACACTTTTTGTTTAATGGATCATAGAAAATTAAAATTTAAACAATCATTAGAGATAGGTAAGAAGAAGGAGAAATTTGTTTCAAACCTACTTAAAGATTATTATGATTCTATTATGGATAATGATAATGCTGAATATGATTTAAGATTTAATAAGAATGGTAGAAGTTTATTTGTTGAGGTTAAATATGACTATCTAATGTCTGAAACAGGGAATGTGGCTATAGAATGTTATTCAAGAGATAAAGGAAGTGGTATATATACAACTAGGAGTGATTTTTGGATTCAGGTAGATAGATATAATAAATTATATATTATAGATACAAATAACCTAAGATTGTTGTGTCAAAAAAGAAAACCAATACAAACCAAATGTGAAGATTCTTATAATAAAATATTCCTGATAAACAAATGGGAATTTATAAATTATTGCATCACTATTAAAAACTTTTTGAAACTTATGTAAGGAGAATAGATGGAAGATGAGATATTGACAATACCTATGAAAGTAGAATCTAGGAATGTACTTGATAGAAAGCATTGGGCAGTTAAAAGAGAAGCTAAAAAGATATGGGCCTTATTTGTTAGAAATCAGATGAGATTAAAGAAGATCAAGAAAGCAGGTACAGGACAAAAGTTTAGTTTAACTATTATTAGTTATAGAAAAAAATTACTTGATGTTGATAATCTATATGGTGGTGTTAAACAATTACTTGATGCTTGTATTGATGAAGAATTAATATGGGATGATGCTCCAAAATACTTAAATCTTAAGGTAGAACAACATAAAGCTAAAAAATATGAAACAGCATTAATTAGAAAAGAAGTGTTTTAAAATTGGTATATTATGTTATATTACAATACTGATATATGGGTAAAAATACACAAAATACTAAAAGTAAAGTTACAAAGGTTACAACTTCAGACAAAAAAAAGAATTTCTTAGAAGCACTACATAACAACTTAGGTAACATATCTGAAGCCTGTAATAAAATTAACATATCAAGACAAACTTATTATAGATGGATTGATGATGATGTAGAGTTTGATGAACAATGTAGAAATGTAGAAGAATCATTATTGGATCTTGCAGAGCATAGGTTGTTACAGAAGATAGATAGTTCAGATACTACATCTATTATATTCTTCTTAAAAACCAAAGGTAAGAAAAGAGGATATAATGAATCAACACAATTAGAAATAACTAAACCAATATCTGAGATTAACTTTGATGAAATCTAAACCAATGACAATTCACAAATCTAGTTACTTCCCTGCTCAATGGGATTTTCTTACTAATAAGAAGAAAGCACGTATAAAGGCCTACGTTGGGGGTATGGGAAGTGGTAAGTCACATTGTCTGTTAGCAGCCACATTTATAAACTTAGTAACCAAAGTAAACAAAGATGGTAAGAGTAATGGATTAATATTATATCCAACATATAATCTAGCAGATCAAGTATTTGTAGAACCATTTAGAGAAATCCTTGAACGTAATGGTGTACCATATACATATAATATATCACAACATAGATTTAAAACTATTTATGGTAACATACAGATATATCAAACAAGATACCCTCAAAGAATAGTTGGTGCATCATATACTTATTGTGGTATTGATGAACTTGATATAGAAACATTTAAGATAGCAGAAACAACTGTACAAAAAGCATTAGGTAGGCTAAGAGGATGTGATGATGCTGAATTATATATCACAACTACTCCTGAAGGATTTGGATACACTTGGCATCTGATGGTTGAGGAATACAATGATGATAAGTTATTAGTACACGGAAAGACAACTGATAATCATTATCTACCTGAATCATATATACAATCATTAAAAGATAATTATGATGATAAACTATTAGAAGCATACATCAATGGAAACTTTGTTAATCTAACTCAAGGAGCAACATACTATGGATTTGATAGGGAATTACATACAGGAGAATACAAATATAACCCCTCTTTACCAATTAGGATTGGGATGGACTTCAACTGCGATCCACTCTCAAGCACAATCAGTCAAATATTGCCAAATGGTAAAGTGCAAGTTATCAAAGAAATAACATTAACGCACGGTGGTGATGGTGATCTACCAACACAAAGAATGTGTGATACTATTAGGGATATGTACCCTAATAACAGATATTATGCTTATCCTGATGCAACAGGAACAGGTAGGCATTCATCTGCAAGATTTAGTGATATAAGTATTATCAGGAAGAATGGGTTTATAGTTAATGTGGCCCATATAAATCCAAGAGTAATTAATAGAGTTAATGCAGTTAATAATCAATTCTCAAAGAATAACATAAGGATTGATAAGAGTTGTAAGTTATTAATAAAAGATTTAGAGCAAGTAACAAACAAAGAAGGTACTAGAGAAATAGACAAATCAAACAAGAATTTATCACACCTGAGTGATGCCTTTGGATATTTCATAAATTGGGAGTACCCTGTAACCAAACCACTAATAGGAGTACAAGATAGATGATACCAAATATGGGAGAACTAGCAGTTTTAATGTCTAAATGGGATGTTAAACAACAAAGAAAAAACAAATGGAAACAGGATAGATATGAAGCATTAGATTATTATAATGGTAATACATCAGAATATACTTCTAAATACTTCAGCCAATCCACTCTTAGTAAAGTTGTTGCAGGGAATATAAATATAACTAAAAGAGTAATTGATAGAATTAGTTTAGTTTATATGACACCTCCTATTAGAACATATACAAGAGAAGATGTTGATACCTACTTTGTTGAGAAAGATTTAAAACTACAAAGGTTAGAAAGAATAACTAACTTGCTTGATGCTGTACTTCTTAAGCCCTGTTGGAGAACTAAAGAAGATGGTAGTGGTTGTATTGAATATGATATTATATCTGATTATGAACCTATCTTTGGTGATGATCCACTTAAACCTGAAGCAATAGTGTATCCTATAACATCTAAAGCAACTGTGCTTGATAACACTCCTGATTTATATGTTTATTGGGATGCAGAGAATACATTTACATTTGATGAAACAGGAAAGATGTATGCAGAAGATGACAATCCTGATATGATTAATCCTTATGGTGTATTACCATTTGTTGAATGTTTCAGGGAAGGTAAACCTGAATTTAGTTATTTAGATACTAATGCAAGTAATGATTTGATTGGTACTAATCTTGGAATTAATGTAGCAGAAACTAATAAGAATGCTAATGTTATGTTTCAATCATTTGGATATTTGTTTGTTAATGGTGCAGGAATAGATAAAGATACTATGCAAATAGGACAGGATAAAATTAATTACTTAGGGGTAGATGGTAGTATATCAATAGTATCTCCTCCAAATGCTATACCTGCCTTAGACGAATCCATACAATCATCTTATAAGATGTTAGCACAGAATTACCATCTACCTATAAGTTTTGTTGAAGGCACAAGTGCTGCATCAGGTGTTGCTTTAAAGATGAGGAACATAGAACTTACTGATGAAAGAAAATCAGATGTCACTAGATGGAGAGATATTGAATATAAGTTGTTTGATTTAGAAAGATTAATGATAGCAGTAGAGATGGGCCAAGATGCAGGTGATTTAGAAGATGTTGACTTTAGTGAATCAGTTGAAGTATTATCTGATGAAGAACAAAGGGCTAAATGGGATTGGGAACTATCTAAAGGTATTATTGACTTAGCTGATATACTAATGGCTAAGAATCCTGATTTAACTAGGGAAGAAGCAGAGGAAATATTAGCAGAGAAGAAAGCACCTGTAACTATTGGTGAAGAAGAACCTATTAATCCATTACTATCAGCATTAACTAAACCTGTTGAATAATGGCTAATCAGAAAAAAGTAGATAAAACAGCTAATAAAATATCTTCTATTTATAAGAAGGGATTAACAGATATTGTTGATAACTTATTAAAAACTAAAGAGGGTATGACTAATAAAGAGTTTGGATCTGCTATTGTTGGTTTAAATATGAAAGAGATTGTTAAATCTAAACTCAGCAATATTAAAAAAGAATATCACAATGCTCACATAGAGGTATTGAAAGATATAAAACCACCAACAACAAATGACTGAAGAAGAAATACAGGTATTGATTTTATTAAATGAGGAAGTTTGGGATGCTTATATTCCATACTTATCTGCACAAGTACAACAACAAGTAACACTTGGAGCATTCACAGGATTAACATCAGAACAAATTGTGTCTAATATAGAATCTGTGGCTTTAAGTGCTTCACAAGTAGAAACATTAGTTACCACATCACTAAACAATTATTCAAGGGCAGTTACATATGGCATTATGCAGGAAGAACCTGATGACACTCTCTATTGGTATATAGGGCCTGTTGATGGAAAGACAAGAGATATATGTATGAGATATATTTCAATAGGTAAGGTAACACAAAAAGAAATTCAGAAGCTGGATAATGGTGAATATTCTTTAGTATATGGTGGTGGTTATAATTGCAGACATAAATGGGAAGTAGCAGGTAAGGTATCAGAATTTCATCAGCCTAAAAAAGCAACAAAGTTCAGGAAAGAGAAGGGATTACCTGATGCTACTGTTATTACAAAGGAAGATTAATTATGCTAGATCATAAATTTTTTAGAGAAGTTGGAACACAGATAAGAGAAGCATATAGAACTCACACATTTACTAAGGCATTAGATGTTAATGACAAACCATTTTCATCTAATTATAATCCTAAATATAAACAATTAAAACAATCAGGTAAACTACCAAGACAACAGAAGGGATTTGGTAAATTAAACTCACCAATAGTAAGTACAGATTTATTAAGAGATTTTGGATCTATATATAAAACATCAGCAACAGGATTTCAAATGGGTTGGAGTTCAAAGGGTGAGGTTGTTGAATCTTTGGTTAAGAAAAGAAGATTATTGACAACAAAAGAACAGCCATTACCAAAGGCAATAGAAAAACTTTTAGACAAGGAACAGGAAAAATATGTTGATAAAAAGTTTGGGCCTGATAAAACATTTAGGTATAGAAGATAAATAAATAATACTTTTATATTACTTAAAACAAATTATATTATAGATAGAAATTTTCATTAAATATCCACTAAAGGAGTTAAAATGTCAGAAGAAAATAAAGTAGAAGCTCAAACGCAAGGTGATCAGAACACCGTAACAAATGACAGCACACAAGCTGATAAAAATGTACCCTATGATAGATTCCAAGAAGTAGTGCAATCTAAAAATGAGATGGCAGGACAAATTGGGAAACTTCAGGCACAGATAGATAAGATGAATGCAGATAACAAATCAAAAGCAGAAGCTAAGATGGTTGAAGATGGAAAGCTAAAAGAAGCACTTGATTTGATTACTAAAGAAAGAGATACTTTTAAAAGCCAATCTGAACAATGGACACAATATCAGGCTGATAAAAGAGAATCCCTTATGTCTAAACTAACTGATGATACTGATAAATCTATTGCAGATGGTTTGAGTGATTTGAATAAACTAGAAACTTATGTTAATAAGGTTGTTAATGTTAATGCTCCATCAACATCACAAGCAAGAGCCACAACAGGTAAAGCAGGTGAATTTGGTGGGTACTCATCACACTCAGAATGGGCAGCAAAAGATCCTGTTGGTTATCAAAAATCAAGAGGTTTAACTGCTTCAGGAGTAAAGATAGCATATAGTGGAAATGAGTAAAGATACCAAAATTC